AGGGTCAACATCTGAGAGTGAGAATAGTTGCAACTTACGAGTTACGAGTGAAGCGTTACCGTATTCGGCAAGTGTCACTGAAACTGTAGTTACATCTGATAGTGCTACTGCATCTGGGTCGGTTGTTTCTGATGAGAGTGCAGCGGTTGCTGGTGCCAAATCGTTGTAGAGTGAGAATACAACGCTTGAACCTGGCATCGCTTGCTGAGCAGGGCGCTTGTCTGCGACTGAACGAATCAGTGGCTGAGCACGAAGCGCGAACTCAACATAGCGGTCATAAGCAGTTTTTACTAAGCCTGCGAGGGCTGAGGAATCTGTATATGCCATGTAGTTCACCTCCTGGTGATTGGTAGTTGTGTGTTAGTTGTAGTGCGGAACACCCATGATGGCGCTGAGTTCTTCTGCGCTCTTAGCGTTGGCGATTCTGGATGCTACATCTTCATCAAAGGCTGGTGCCTGAGAACTAGATACGACATCATTGATTCGCTTCTGTGCTGCGAGTGCTGGGTTGGCAGAGGCAGGAGCATCGTCCTTTTCGCCATCTGTCTTAATACCAAATACATCGCCATATTCGTTGAGCCAGTTGTTTACGGCTTCCTCGGTAACATCTAAGTCCTGAGGTATAAACGCTGCGATTTTTGGGTTAACACCCTTAGAAGTCAGTACATCCTTTACGGTGCGCTGACGATTCTGCGCTTTGGCAGTATTCGCTTCTTGTTCAAGTTCCTTAAGGCGCTTCTCAAGTGTGCGGTTTACCTTGCGTAGTTGCTTAACGACATCCTGAGGTCCATCCTCAAAATCAATATCGTCATCTTCGTCATAGTTGGTAGCCATCTACCTATCTCCCTTTGTTGGTTGTATTCGCAATCCACAAACAAGGTTCGGGGAAACCATGTTGGCTATTGCTACCAGTCTTTTACGCCCCCCTGGGCTGGTCTATCAGGGTGGGGATTCTTTTATATTCCGCTAGATTCACGGAGGGAGTAGTTGCCTACGCCTCCACTGCCAGCAAAGCGAGCCTGTTCACGCATAGCACGCTGTTGTGATTCAAGAAGTTTTTGCTGGTCATTATTAAGAATTGTTGACACTGCTTCGGTATCGCTATATTTGCCATCTTCAATCTGAGTCAAACGAGATTGAGTTGTAGCCAATAGACGAGCCTTACCAAACTCTTGCTTAAGAGTATTAAGGTCAGTGGAGCCTGTGGCAGCAATGAAACTTTCAGCAGCAGCCTTGTCAATATCAAACTTATATGTCTCAGCAGCAGCACCAATTTCAGAAGCGCGTACCTGCTTGTTAATAACATCCATACCCTGCTTAGGGTCAAGGAGATAACCAACAGCACCTGCAGTATCTACGCCATAATAGTTATGTAGAGCAGCAAGAACATCAGGGTTCTTTTTTACATGGTCTACTGCTAACTGGACACGATTCTCAAACTCAGTAGGTGATACTTCATTGGCAATATATGTAGCCAATTTTTCCCTTGAGCCAAATGTCTTTTCATCTAATCCATAGGCACTAAGTACCTGTGTATATCCGCGCTCCATTGAGATATATGCAGCCTCGCTGACTGCTCGGTTATTAGCAGCAAGCGTTGCCATACCAGGGAATCTATCCTTGTATGCTTGTGTTCCAACAAGGTTAATCTTAATCTGTGCAGCAGTTAAATCCTGCTTGATATATCCATCAATGGTATCTACCAGCGAATCAAGTCCTGCGAGTTTAAGAGATGCACGGAAATCTTCAATGGCTGTAGAAACATTAGCCTGGTTTAGTTTCTTTTGAGCATCTGCAGCAGCGGTATTCTGTTGAAGTAAGGCATCATACTTTTGTTGCAAAGCGTTAATGGCAAGGTTATTGCTATCATTCCCACCACCATTTGAGCCACTACCAGAATCTCCGCCACCTGTGGCTGCAGGGGTTGGAAGTTTGTATAGTTGCCAATCACCAGTTGCTACTCCACCTATCCATTTATATTCATATCCATCAGGAGCAGTTGGTTGATTTGCTTTCTTTGCAGCACCAGCATCATAAGCAGCATTTTGTGAAGCAAGAAGGTCGCCAAGTCGTGTACCTGTATTAGCGGTAACTCCAGTACGGGGATTAGTTACTGTAGTAGAAGGTGCAACAACGGGTGTTCCGTCAGCATTAGTTGCAGGATTTCCCTGATATGGATTGTACGGTGTTGAGCCACCACCATCATTTACTACTGCTTCTCTCATCCCATGAATCCAAACTGCTTCATTAAATCAAGCGCCGTATTTGAGTAGGTTTCTTTGGCGTTCTTTGTGGTCTGCCATAGTGGGTCTTGCTTAACTAACTTAGTAAAGTCAGCAAAGGTATTGGCTGTGCCTTTATCTTTGTTCATAACTTTATTCATTAAGTCATTCCATGTAATGTTAGTTGGGTCAACCTCAAGCAAAGCAGACATCTGATTACGGTATGAACTTGTCACATCGTAAAGAGAACGACCTTCTTTAAGAGATGCAGCAAAGGCTGGGTTAGCATCAATAGACTGTTGCTTGATATTGTTAAGATACCACTGTGCATCTTTGCCATCTTGTGGATTAAGCAAGTCACGCTGGATTGTTGTCAACTGATTGTTATCAAGTGCTACGCCATAGTTAAGTGCTTGGCGCTTAATCTGGTCCACATATCCACCAAGTTGTCCACCACCAGTAAAGATAATGTCTGACTTAGCAGCAAGATGTTGTGCTAGTTGGTTATCATCCCAACCATTCTGCAATGATTGAGCAGCAAGTTCTTTAATTGCAGCCCTGTTATCAATTACTTTGCCAGTAACTGGGTCAATGTCATTGACTTTAATACCAAGCATTTCCATCTTTGCTTGAATTGTGTCAACCTTGTTAAGCATTGTCTGTGCAAATGTTGCAGCATTGCGTGGGTCATGGGTATCTAAAAAGAATTGGCGAAGGGTTGGAAGTGTTTGTGACCACCAAGTAGTATTCTTGAGGGCTTCCATAAATGTGGCTTCTTTCCAACCACCAGCCTTAGCCTGTGTAATAAGGTTATCAATCTGAGCCTTTTGTGTAGGGTCATCAATACCAGTTTTAAATGTAGCCTTAAGAGCATCAACCCAAATACCTTTAGGGTCGGAATCTGTAGCAGTACCTACTGGCGGTGGAGTTTTTACACCAGGTGTTTTAGTGTCAGGAGTCTTTGGCTTAGGCTCAAGCACAATACCATTGTTATATTGCTTGCCATCTTTAGTTCCAGTAAATGCTTTACCATCTGCAGTTAATGGACTTTCAGTTGTGCCAAGACCAACATACTTAACAGAGCCAGCACCTGGCTTATTGCTTGGTGATGCCTTGCCATCAAATGCATCTAGCGCTGCCTGAGCCTTTGTTTTATCCGCTGCAGTACCATAGTCATTAGCACGAGTTACATCATCAACAAGTTTCTGTCGTTTACTAACAGTTTCTTTTGTTTTTGTAGCAGTACGAGCAGCGGTAGATGCTGCTTCAAGTTCTTTAATGCGTGCGTTAGTAGCATCTAAAGCAGCCTTATATTTATTGTAGTCGGCAGAACCAACTTTAAGGCTGGACAATTTGGCTTTGATTTGTTCTAAGCCAATGTAATTCTTTTTTAATTCATCTTCTGGAGTAACTACATCTGATGGGAAATAAGGATTATTTGTGTCAGCCATTATTGACGAGTTCTCCTTACATCTGCTGCTACTTCATTATAGATAGCATCTAGGTACTTGTTATCTTCACGAGCCTGATATTCAGGTGATTGCATGACTGCGTTTGTTACAGCCTGTTGGCGTGCATAGATACTTGAATCTGAGGACTGAGCCATGGCAATGGCATAAGCCTTTGCATAGTCATTACCCGTAGCGTTTTTTCCAAGTAGTTGTTGAAAAACAGTTTGAACCACATAGTTGCCTTCGGCTGGTGTAAAGATGGCACCGCCTGTGCCACCCGAACCACCTGTATATCCAGCAGCAAGTGTTGTAATGTCTGGAGCCTTATTGCCTGTATTCTTTTTTGTATCAGGCGTTGTTGCTTTCTTATCTGTACCAGCCATTAAATTACCACCGTATCATTTGCGAAGTAACGATTAAAGAAACTTTCTGTTTCAGGAGAGTTTGCAATTAACTGTGTTCTATATTGGTCAAGTGCATAAGCAAGGTCGCCATTCTTTTTAGCAGTAAGACTGCGTGAACCGCCCGCTTTGTAGCGCTTTTCTAGTTCTGTTTGAAGTTGCTGACGGACATCTAAGTAAAGAATCATATTCTTAACTACAGTTCTGTCGCCATTCTGAGCCATCCACTTAGGGTCTTGAGTGGCTTGAAGAAGAATCTCTGCACGGCGTGCATACTTAGCGCGGTCAGGGGCTGCATATTGTGAATACCAATCAAGGTTATTCTTAGCCTGCCACTGTAACCATTGCTGTTTAGCCCAGTTAATCTTTTGCATTTCTGGAGCAGTATCAGAAGTTATGCCGTTCTGAATCTTGTAAGTATTGATTTGCTTTTGAAGTGCTTGGAACTCAGTCCAACCCTTCTTGATATTAGCCTCAGTTGTAATCTCACCAGCAGTACGGTTCTGTAGATAGTTAGAACCAGCGCCTGGAGCAGAGCCATGGCTATACTCCCATTGATATGCAGCCTGGCTAAAGGTGTACTTATTATCGCCATCATTAGCAAGGAAGCCAATAAGTTCAGGGTCACCCTTGCTCTGTGCTACAGACATAAGGTTACTGAACTTCTTTAAGTTGCTTACTGTGCCAAGGCTTGGCTCAATACCACCTGGATTCTTTGAAAGGCTTACTGTTGCCTCAAAGTAATCTGGGTACATCTTAAGGAACTCAGCATCAGCCTTACCAATAACGCGGTGAGGCTTGCCATCTGGACCTACTTCTGTGTAGTCAGCGTACTTCTGCTGCAACTGTAGGTACTGTTGACGGTAGAAGTCAACCTCAGGTGACACAGCAAAAGGCATTGTTAAAGAGGTAAAGGCACGAAGCAAGTAGAACTTGTTGGTGCGGTCTGTAACTTCCTTAACTGTTGGTGCATCTGTACGCTCACCAGTATTAAAACGATATGTTTCATAACGGAGCATCTGATTAAAGGTACGAACATAGAGTTCGTCTTTCTTCCAGATAGTTCCAAGTCGCTTGATGACTGGAGGTGTAAACAAATCTGTTGCACTTTGTGGCATACCTGCTGGGAAAAATGTTGATAAAGCATTTTCTAAAGAAGGTTGTTGCTTAAGAATCAAATACGCAGGCAGTACAGCAAATGGTCCAACGCCTGGGTTACCTGGCTGACCCTGTGTAATCACATCAAGGCTTGACAAAGGTATGCTGATATTTTTAAATGAATCTTCAACGATTGGTCGCCATGACTTAGGTAATGAGTCAATGAATCCTTGAGGAACGCGAACGATTAGGTTAGCGTTGCCACCAATCTTTGTAGCATCCTTAATCTCATTGCCGTTCTGGTCTACAACCATCTGACCATTGACAACCTGTGCGATTGTACGGGCTGTGTTAGCAGCAATCGCTGGGTTCTCTGCAACCATTCCACCCCAACGCTGTGCGGTATTTTCAAACGCTGCGTAGAACGGAAAGAGCAACTTCATTGTCTGGCTGGATGATGCACCTGTACGGCGCACGATTGTAAACAAAGTCTTTTCAACTTCTGTGCGAGACTTTTCACGAGCAGCGCGTACTGCACGGTTAAGTTCTTCGGCAGTAAGTTCTTCTCCGCCCTTCATCGCTGATATAGCAGCAATGTTTCGGCGTAGTTGCTGGTCATAAACAGCACTTGCCAATGGGTGACGAGCAAATACATCTTCTGGCAGTGAGCCAAGGAAACGCATGACACGGCGATTGATTGTATCAATGATGCGCTCTTGGTCTTTGTATTCTTTTGATGTAGTTACAAGCAAACCGTTAAGAGGTGTCAAGTTTTCTGGTGACTTACCAAAGCGGTCAATAAGAAACTTTTGTACTTCTCCACCAGTAAGTGGCTTACCATTGGCTTTCATGGTTGTAATCATGTCTGCTGTTTCAGCATCTGGAAGATAAGCCTTAACAGCACCACGAGTTGTACGAATCTTCTTTAAAAGTTCTTCGTCTCTTTCGCCACCCTTGATTGCAGTGAAACCAATTCCATTGCCAACACGAGTGTAAGTATCATTGGCATAGGTGCTACCCTCGTTTGTCTTAAACCAGCGAAGGATAGATTCATCGTTTGCGCCCTGGATAATCTTTTCAACCACTGGGTCCATTTCGCCCGTTTCAGGGTTACGGAAGTGCATGTTGAGTATATTTGCCCAGCCCTCAAAGTAACGGGGGTCAGACGGCTGCACAAGGCGTACAGAGCGGGAACCTATGCCAGCGGTAAACGCCATCTCCTGTGAAGAAACCATGGCGTTCCATGTCTGCTCAGCAGAGGTACGACCAAGGAACCATGAGGCACCTTCAAAAACTTTAGGCAAAGTGTAGGTATGACCATTGGCATCAATCTGATTAGGAACAGTTATGTTCTGTGTTCCATAACCAAGGCGTTGCTTGACAGCCATGGATTCGGCAGCATCAATGCGAGAGCCAATGCGTGTAGCCATATCATCCATGTGAGCATGTGATATTGCATACATGCGTGAAAGATTTTCTGCTGCATCTTCAATACCATTATTGATAATGGCTTGGATATTATCTTGATGGTAATAAGGAGACACTGGTATGTCTTTTAAGCCAGAACGCTGTTGGCGTGCAAATGTTTTGCGAGCAGCACGGCGTTCTTCTGGTGTTTTAAACTTTTGGTCTACTGGAAGTACGGCACCTTGTGTTTCATCCATCATTGCTTGAACAGAACGCTTAACCTCAGCAGTACGACCCTTGCCACCAATAGCCTCAGGTAGCGCGATATGTGTAACTCCGCCAGCCTTGCGGTCATCTGGGACAACCATGCGACCATATCCGTTTTCACGCATGTACTTATAGATTGGGTCGTTCTGGTCTTGCCAGCCTTTAGTCTTTACCCAAGTATTAAAGTTAGATGCTTTGTTTTCAAAGAGTGCTTTAACATCTGCAGGAATTGCTCCCCATGTTTCGCTCTTACTTCCAAGGCGTGTACCAAGTGCTTCGCTTGAAGTCCATTTAAGTAAGTTAAGTGGCTTGCCATAGACACGCACTGGCTCAACATTTCCTGGACTATAGTTAACACGGAATACTGGACGGTGTGACCAACGGTCTTTACCAAATAGTGTTACTTCTGCTTCATCGGTTTCTGCAGCAAGAACCAAAGTATTGTAATCAATGCTCTTAACTCTGCGCCAGTTACCTGCAGCATCTTTCATTTCTACTTTGCGACCTGCATTAACTGCATCAATCATATCTGCTTGCAGTTTAAGATTAGCCTCATCAAGAATATCTTGGCGCTTAGGTGAATATCTATCTTCTCTGGTTAAATCTGCAAGCGCAGATTTTGGAAGAACATTGCGTGGATGAGAATCTGATGGAAGGTACCCAGTGCTGTCTCTTTTAATTTGGGAATCTAAACCAGATGCTTTAAAACCTTTTATATCTCGTGCTTCACCAGTCTTAATCATTCTTACTGGAACATCTGAAATGCCTGCATTAATAGCAGCCTGTAAACGATGATTGCCTTCTACAAGTTTAAGATAAAGTTTTCCATTATTATCAATAGCATACTCAAGTAAAAGTTCATCTTTAAAACCTTTGCCAGATTTTAAATCTTGGGTAATTTTTGAAATAGTTTCAGCGCTATCTTCTGCGCCAAACTTTGGAGTTTTAGTTCTATCAAATTCTAAAAACTTTTTAACAAAATCTGTTTTTACAAGTCCAGTAGCATCATTTTTAGAAAGACTTGGATTACGGCGATAAAGTTCTTTTCTTTCATCTAGTAGTGGAAGTTCGCCAGATTTGCTTCGTGGTAGTTCAGCCAAACGACCAGGACGACCAGTCTTAGTTGGAATGTACTGTTCAACTGAATGATATGTACCGCCTTCTGCATAACGGCGTGCAACGCCAGGTGATGCAGATAGTGCAAGCCCACGAGATGAATCAATGTTCAAATCATTAGGTGAGCCATGGTAAAGAGTATGTGACTCTAGGTCAGCAAGTACACCCTTAAGGCGCTTGATTTCATCTTCAAATGCATACTTCTGTGCAACCTCGGTTGGAATTGCAGTCTCTCCTGTAATGTCAGAAGTAACAGCATTAACAATTCCTTGAACTGTTTTGCCAACTCGTGAGCCTTCAATTTCTGCAATACGCTGTGATACTGCATCTGCAAGATATTGCTTAGATTGTTCAATCGAACGCAACTTGTCGCCCTCTTGAGCAAATTCATTTTGCATTACTTTGATGTCATCACGGCGACCAAGCATAACATTTACATGGTCTGACAAACGAGAGAAGCCAACCTTGCGGTTATTAAAGAAACGGTCAACCGCATCTTTACCGCCTGAGGCAACAACTGATGGCAAAGCAAAGCCTTTAGCCAACATAGATAGTTGTGCTTCTGCAAGGTTACGAGTGGTGTAACCAAGTCGCATTAAGACAGAAGTTTTAAAAATATCATTGATGGTATCAAGGGTAGCAGCACCACGAATACCACGGATAACTCCACCTTCAATATCTGCACCGTCAAGAAGTGTTGGTAAAACCTTCATGTGTGCATCTACGCCAAACTTTAATTTGCGTAGGTCTGCAATGATGACAATGTTTGCTGATTCGCTGCGAAGAACTGGAAGGCTTACTGCGTGCTGTAGGTGGTCACCTTCAAAATATGAGATGAACCCTTGGTCACTATGGCGCTGGATAGCATTGGCTCGGCGTACATCGTAAATCTGATAGATGTCCTTGAGTTGCTTTTCAGTAAAGTTTGGAAATAGATTATTGATTGCACCTTGCTCAGCCTCAGCAATTACCTTAAGGCGCTCGCCAGGTGTCTGTGCTGCAAGGTAGTTATCGGCGTGAGTGCGAGCCTCTGCACCAAATGTACCTTTTGATAAATCATTTGCTTCACGAAGAAATACATTGAAGTCGCGGTAAGAATTGCCATCGTTAACATTAAAAACACCACTTGGGCGTTCCTCGCTAAAGAAGTTAACAACTCTGATTGCTGGGTGCAATGAAGTCTTTTGAATAATAGTTTCTGTTGGCTCACCAAATGCGCGTGCTGCTTCTTTTTGTGCAGCCTTGATTGCACCACCTTTAGCAAAGCCACGCTCAAAACCATATTTAAATTCTGTACCACCAGTAGCAACTTGATTAAGTGCAAGGCGATAACGAGTATCGTTGGCAGCAAGGTCGGCAACATAAGAGCCAATAGCCTTGTTGTATTCTGGCGAGATAAGAATATCTCCAGCCAAGTTACCATTAAGAAGTTCTTTGTGTGGATGTGGAACTTCATTCATGTTGTCAAGAACAACAGCAGCCTGTGGGTCTTTCTCTGCAATGATAGCCATGGCATTAGTATCTTTACCAAGCACAGCCTTGAAAGTTTGTACAACTTCTTCTGGTGAATTAGCGCGACCAAAAAGGTATGCCATAGCATCAGGGTTTGTTACTTTCTTATCAGCCCAGTAACCAGCCTGACCTACAGCATCTGACTTTGCAAGGAAGTTAATATCATCCCAAGCCTGACCCTTTTCTTCTGCAAGAGCCTTGGTAAGAATGTTATCCATTGAATCGTTAGTAGCAGCAAACTTGCCGAATACCGCACGAGCCAACTTGCCATTGATGTTCTCATAGCGCAAGCCTTTACTTGCAATGACAGCGCCTTTACCTAAGAAGCCAGTAACTGTCAATGGGTCAATGACTGTTGAAGCAACAGCATCTGACATGCCAGAAATAAATTTACCTGTGTACTGATTGTTAAAAGCAACCTTACGGTCATCAGGATTGAACAAGTCAAAGCCCGCTGACATAAAGCGTAGGTTGTTATCAGTCCAGTCTTGGAACCAACCGCTACGGTCTGCAGCGTTTTTACCAGGACTTAAGACAGAAAGTGCTGCTTCGCCAATAGAAATCTTTTCTTTGTTTTCATTAACGCGTTGCTTGTATTGGTCAAAAGTTTCGTCAGCGTTCTTGAACTTGTTGTACATCATTGGTGTATCAAGGATGCCCTGTTCAATTTTCTGCCGTGCCCAGCCACCAGCCTCGTAAGACTTCTGACCTACAGTAAGCAAACCCTGTACAGCACCACGAAGTGGAGTAGTACCAATCTTTGCAACATCTTTAATAACATTTAAACCATCTACATACCATGGGTCATTGTTAGATAATGAGTTAGAAACATCGTGGATAAGACCAGGAATACCAGTAAAGTCAACAACGCCCTTGGTTATTTTACCAAGTGTATTTGTCCAACTCATTGATTAACACTCGCTGAAAGAACTTGTGACTCAAGCCAGCGTACATAGTTACGAGTTGAGTTAGTTGACTGTGGTGATTCAGCAATCCGCTTATACATAGGAAGCAGCGCTGCTAACTTTGCAATATCTTCATTGTTCTGTGCAGCAAGCATCATTGTTGACTGCAACGCTTCTGGTCCCGCACCTGGTCCTAGAGCAGCACCATTGGTTACTGGTTCTTCTGGGCGTTGTGTCTTTGCATCAAGTGGGATAATTGGATTACCGCTTGGCATAACAGGTGCTACACCTGAACGACCTTGTGGGACATTGACACCAGACTTATTCATCTTTGCAGAAGTTTGTAGTTCCATATTCTGCTTACCTTCGCCATAGGCTCCGCCAGACATGTACTGTGCTGGTTGTCCTTTTGACCCTGCTCCGCCTGTTGCGGATACTTGAAAGTTACTAGATGCTGCTTGTGCCATGTGTTTGTCCCTCGCTAGAAAGCGTTAGTGAAATTTGTTGAGCAGTTTTTACTCTTGCTCAGGAGGGTTCGCCACTTATTTATAGTTGCTGTACGGTCGCAACTGCGCGAAACTTACTTTGTTCCTCGTGTACCCTTAGGTTGTTTTGTGAACATTGTGATGGTTGCGCCAGGCTTTGAAGCCTTTGGCACACCACCAGTGCGAGGTTGCTGCACATTTACCTTACCTGCAGAACCCTGATTAGCAGGCTTTGATGCCTTGCCAGGTTGATTCTTTGGCATTACTGGATTTCCGAACTTAGCCATGGTTTACCCTCCTTCCTATACTGGGATTCGTCTTGCGACTGCTGCTTGTAGATTTGGTTCTCCACCGCGACCTAGGGAAGCAAGTAGAGTCTGAACATCTGGGCGACCACCTGGTGCTATCTGTCCAGGGGCTACGCCCTGCATACGACCAGTTTCTGACATACCCATTGGTAAGCCTTCCGCGCCACCTGCTGGAGCCTCACCTGGCATGCCTTGTTCTGGACTTACTGTCGCAGGGGCAGCAGCAGGGGCGGGAACCTCTGGTTGAAACGCCTTCTGAATGGAAATCTCAATAGGAGTTCCTTTTTGGCGTTCGCTGATTACGAAAGAAAGTTTGCGTAGGATGTCGGATGGGTCCTGTCCTTGTGATGCAAGGGCTGGAATTGCTTGTGCATAGGATGCGATTGCCTGTTTCATGGCATCGCGTAGTTCTTCTGTCTCAACCTTTTCTTCTTCTTGTGTTGCATTGAAGGAGAATGGCATCTGACGGCGTAAGAAGTCACGAGAAATCAACTTATCGCCACGCGCTTGTAGTCCAAAGACCAGTGCGCGGTTAGGGTCAAGTCCTGCCATGAGTCCATATTGAACATCAACGGTGTAATCACCCTTAATATCACGGCTTGGCTTGTACTTGATGTCGTAAGGTGTACCGTTATAGATACCCTTAAGTTCTTTTTCTACATCTGGGAAAACCATTTCAGCAACTTTGAGTGAAAGTGCTAGTAGTTCAGTAAATGTACGGGCGAACATAGAGTGTGCTGTCTTGATTTGTGTATCAAAACCACCCATAAGTGCCTTAACACCCTGACCTGTAATGATAGAAGCATCGGAATTACCGCTTCGTACTTCTGGAAAACGAGAACCTAAGCGCAGTTCGCTCTCAAGAACCTGAGACTGTGCGAACACATTTGCAGGTAGGTCAAGCGGTACTCGCCGAATCTCATTAGGCTTGCTGGAACGCATAACTGCATCTGGTCCAAGGGCTAACTCATTTGCATCCTGAGGCATTGCAATAGGTGCCTGAACGGATTTGGTTGCAGCCTCAAGAGCAAGGAGCGCATAACGCGCTTTTGCTACCTGGATTGCCAACACATCATCGAATTGACCGCGATGTTGGTCATCAATAGATGGTCGCTGAACCACACGAATCATTACTTCGCCCAACAAGTTGGGTGCTCTATCTAAAACAAGGTTGTTTCGGTTAGGCATAAAGATAATATCTTGGTCTTTGTCGTGATAACGAACAATCTCAGACATTGAAGATGCTGTGTTCTTATCATAAATGATATGTGCTACTTCTGGATAGCGTGCCATAAGTTCTTCTGTTGGCTTAAGCATGCGCTGGAAGAACATCTGCACGCGACCGTAACGGTCAACTACAGGATATGCACCAATGGAATCAAGAAACTTGATGCGTGGCATCTGTTCATCGCCATCAATCTCAACCTGTGCTGGAACAAATCCATAAGTTACATAACGGTCAGCAGCGGTAAACATCTGTGACTGTAGGTCCGAGAAGTTGACGATACCGTTAATGATTTCGCCACGCTTGTCAGCCTTCTTGCGCTTTTCTTCTGACACCATTGATGTAGATGTGCAAGAAAAAGATGGCAATGGTGCGATAACTTCTGCAAGGTCACGAGCAGCAATATCAACCATGTTTGCCACGATAGGATTTTCAAAAGGACCATCGGGGAAAAGGTCTGGGTAGACATCGCGCATCTTGCCTTGACGAACCTGTAATACCTGGTTCATACGCTGGTCGCGGTCATCGTACATTTTGCGATAGCGGTCGTAGGTATTCTTAATTTCATCTATGGAAAGCGGCATATCCACCTCCTATCTTAGTAGTTAGTTGCGTAGTCAGATAAGTTAACTGTTATCTGTCGGGATTTATCGTATTTAGTATGGAACATACTTGCCCTTGCATGAGAGCGAGCGAAGTAATTTGCATTAGCAATTCTGTCTCTGGCTGCAAGTTCAGCAAACCAGAACGCCATAACACAGTCTGTCTTTTGTGATTTAGGCGCATCGGGGTACCATGTAATCAGTTGTTCAATCAAAGCCTTCAAACCTTCGGAGGCGTGTGTGGATGGGAACTCAATTAGATTGGTGCCATCCTCATGACCATGGAACAATGTAGTAAGAGATGCCACACCGAAGTCCGTATCCCATTTATTGTTTCCAGTATGGTGTTCTTTGAGTGTGGCACCTCTCGCTGATAGGTATTCCCGTACCTCACGGTCCTGGGTGAGCATTGCTTGAAATGCATTTTTTTCTACACGCCACTCAGAAATTGCGTACTTGTCTGTCCAGTCTTTCATCAGTTCTCTGATGTGGTCAGGTTTCATACCCTGTACATTGGAGACATCAAGTAAGTATCGTTTTTGATTTGCAATGTCAATACCCAAACAAACGGCTGCAGTGTAACCAGCCATCGCAGGGTCAAGACCAGCAACTACAATAAGTCCGTCCATTCCTTCGAGACGGTTACCTGCTTTGTTCTTTGGGATGATTCCAAAGTTACGGGCTCCGTTGATGACACCCTTGACGGCATCACCTGGAAAGGCTGAATCTTCGTGAACCTGTTGCTGTTGGTAAACCATCGCCCAGAGATTAGGCGACATACGACTTCGCTTTTTGTGTAAAGCGTCACCATCCCATTTAGTATAAAGCCCATTCTCATCTGGTATACCTCGTCCCGATACAGGGGGCATGTTAGTCTTTGCCCACAAAGTAACCCAGTCTTTTGCTTCTTCTTTAAATTCTAATACCGCAGGTTGTGCAAAGTATGTCCATGGGGATACTTCATCTGGGTAGCGCATAGGGTCGCGCAATTCAGAGTACAAGTCCTTTGGGCGTAGACGGGTTCCGACCACAAGAAGTTTTCCGCCATCGTAGTCAATACGCGACATAACTTCGGACTGAATCCAGTCAATTTGCTTTTCATATTCATGGGCGTTGGTATGGTCAACACAGTCGTCCATTATGATGAGGTCAGCACGGGCACCGTAGATATGTCCACGAACACCGATAGCCTGTACCGTTGGGTCCTTCTCACCTGAGTTACGGGCTTCGGAGGATAGGTAAATTAGGTCCTGCTTCCATGAATCAGAATTCTTTTCAAATCCGCCTGGAGGTCCAAAGGCGAGGTGTAAATCCTGATAACGAGGATG